CCATTTATTAATAGGACAATCTGTAAAATAAAGATAAGTTTTAACTGGAAGAAAACATTTACATATTTTACACATTTTAAATCCAGTTATATTAGGACACTTTTCACATATTTCTATACGCTGTTGCCGAATAGATTTTTCTACCTCCCGATTTCCAGTAGGTCTATGTTCTTGATCATTCCAATCAGGTATACCAACCATAAAATTATTTAATTGATTTTTTAAAATACATATATTATAATTGTAAATATTCAGGAGTTCTTTATGGCAAAATACATCTCTACAAAAACTTATAGGCAAATAGGGCCAGTAGCATATAGACAATGGCGTGCCGATAGTCATTGTAATCTTATTCACGGATACGCACTAAGTTTTCATTTTGAATTTGAGTGCGATACGCTAGATACTCGCAACTGGTGTATGGACTTTGGCGGTCTTAAACCACTAAAAGCATTGCTGGAGGATTGGTTTGACCATACGCTATTAGTTGCTGAAGATGACCCACAACGTGATGAACTATTGCGACTCGGTACGCTGGGACTTGCAAAAATCACTGAGGTATCTAAAACTGGATGTGAAGGTCTAGCGGACTTCCTCTACGAATATGTAAATACGATCTTTTTGCCGAACTACGGTGCTGAAGAAGCAAAACGTATTTGGTGTTGTAAAGTAGAAGTGAGAGAGACTGATTCCAACATGGCTATGCGTGTTGGACATAGAGAGGACAAAGAATTTGATTGATATTCACAGTACTCTTGTAGATAATACATTACCATTTGTTCTTATAGCAGGTCCTTGTCAAATAGAAAGCAGAGATCATGCTCACTTCACCGCGGCTGCTATTAAAGAGATTTGTAAAGAATTAGATATTAAACTTATCTATAAGAGTAGTTATGATAAAGCGAATCGCAGTAGTATTAAAGGAAAAAGAGGAATTGGTATTGAAGCAGGATTAGAAATTCTTCTCGAGATTAAAAAAGAACATAATCTTCCTATTATAACCGATGTTCATGAAGTTTGGCAAGTTGATATGGTTAAACATGTTGTTGATGTTATACAAATTCCTGCTTTTCTTTGCCGTCAAACAGATTTGTTAATAGCATGTGGTAATACAGGACTTCCTATCAATGTTAAAAAAGGACAATTCTTATCACCATATGATATGAAAAATGTTGCTGATAAAATTGCCAGCACAGGTAATAACAAAATTATGCTATGTGAACGTGGAACTAGTTTTGGTTATAATAATCTTGTTGTAGATTTTCGTGGTATTGAAATTATGAAAGAAACAGGTTATCCTGTTATCTTTGATGCTACACACTCTGTTCAACATCCTGGAGCAAACGGCGAGAGTAGTGGTGGTGATCGTCGTATGGTTTGGCCACTAGCAAAAGCAGCATGTTCTTTAGGTATTTCTGGATTATTTATGGAGATGCACGAAGACCCCGATCGTGCTCCTAGCGACGGTGCTAATATGATACATATTAAAGATGCTAAACATATTTTAACAGACTTAAGAAAGTTAGATAGATTAGTAAAAAACAATTAAGAAAAAATATGGATCGAACTATAGCATGTCTAAAATGGGGGAACAAATATTCTCCTCATTACGTTAATGTATTGTATAATATGTGCAGACGTCACAACTCTGAATATTTTAATTTTATTTGTTTTACTGATAATTCAGATGGATTAGATAAAGAAATTATTATTAAATCTTTGCCAAATTCATCATTGCACGGATGGTGGTATAAACCATTTGTTTTTTGTAAGGAAAATAATATAAAAGGAACTGTTTTATTTTTAGATCTAGATGTCATTGTCTATGATAATATTGATAAACTTTGGAATTATAGAAAAAATGATTTTTTAATTATTAGAGATTTTACAAAACATATGAATCCAGCATGGGACAAATTTAACAGTAGTGTTTTTAGATTTGAGGCAGATAATTGTTATTGGATATGGGAAAAATTTTATAAAGAAAAAACACAAATTATGTCTAAGATGCACGGAGACCAAGATTATCTATATTCTATATTAAAGAATAATGCATTTCATTGGCCAGATAACTGGATACAAAGTTATAAATGGGAAATGAGAGATAAACATGATATAATATTAATAGATGGAAAACGTAATTTTAAAGATATTAAAGATCCTAAATTAACAGAAGAATGCTCTATTGCTGTATTTCACGGTGAACCCAATCCTCACGAAGTTAAAGATCCTTGGGTTATTAAAAATTGGAAGTAGTTGACTATATCCATAAAGACAACTATACTATAAATATGACTAAGAAGATAGGCTTTTGTTGCAAATACGTAACTCACGATTCTAAAAAAGGCATTGTTTCAATTCCCGAATTGAATACCTCTACTACTACTGTAGCATGGCTCAAAAGGCAAACTCAACAGGTTGCAGAACAAAAACTTTGGGATCTTATGGTCCATAATATTGAATCAATTAAATTGTTGGTTCAAAAAGTAGGAATGTTAAATGAACAATTACGTATGGTTAGGCTATCCAGTGATATTCTTCCTGTATACACTGAATCTAACTTTTCTTATTTTTGGCGCCAAAACGATATTAAATCTTATGCAGAACGAGCTTTTGCCGACGTGGGTATGCTTGCTCGTAAACTGGACGTCAGGCTTAGTTTTCATCCTGGCCAGTTCTGCGTATTGGCTAGTGATTCAGAAGATATTGTAAAACGTTCAATAGAAGAATTTGAGTACCATGCAGATATGGCTCGTTGGATGGGCTATGGTAAATATTTCCACGATGAAGGTTTTAAAATTAATGTTCATATTGCTGGCAGGCGTGGTGCCGCTGGCGTTATTGCTGCTCTTCCCCTTCTTAGTAGTGAAGCTCGCAACCTTATTACCATAGAAAATGAGGAAATGGCTCACGGCCTAGATGATGTTTTAGAATTAGAGAAGTATTGTGCTATTGTTCTCGACATACACCACCACTGGGTTAAGACTGGCGAGTATATTGATCCTAACGATAATAGAGTTAAACGTGTCATTGACAGTTGGCGCGGTACTCGTCCAGTTCTTCATTACTCCATTAGTAGAGAAGAACACTTACACGAAACAGTACTTCGTAATAACGAAATGTTATTAGATCTTAATGAACTATTAGAAACAGGACATAAGAAACAAAAACTCCGAGCACATTCTGATTATTATTGGAATAGCGCAGTTAACGAATGGGCGTTAGGGTTCTGGGATAATTTTGATATTTGTTGCGAAAGTAAGGCTAAGAATTTAGCAAGTTTTGCATTGTTTGAACAATCTAAAAATTTATGTTGACATCACATATTTAGAGTGTATTATTAAAATTATAAATGGAGATTGATATGTTAACAGATGCAGTTATTAACGATCTTAAATCATTTGATTGGAAGAAAATTCTTGGAATGGATTTAAAAGATTTAGATAATTCACAATGGCGTTTTCTAAAAGGACTAGTAGTTGAACGTACTGTAGAAAAATACAGTGGTAAAGATGGATTAGTTTATGTTGGTGATATTCATAAAGATTATAATTGGCCAAAACATAATGTAACAGTTGAGTTAAAAAGTCAACTTAGCAATGATATGTACGGTGTAAGAGGACTACCTTGTAAGAATTTCACAATAAAACTGAATAATAGTAACGGTACTAATAATAAAGATACTCTTTCTCCTAGTGATGTTGCTGATATACTTCTTGTTGTTCGAAATAACGGTGCATTTGCTATTGATAGAGATACTGTAATGAAAAAGGCAAAAAAGGGAGGAGATGGTTTTGAAGTTAAAGTTCACAGAGATGAAATAACCGAGATAACTGGAAAATTGATCGTAGAAGACAAAACTAAACCTAATTTTAGAGCCGCGGTAGATGACCTTGTTAAATCACGAATATAAAGTTTATAACCAATCTTGTATAGAAGGTATGCGTGAGCATATAGCAGATGGCTCTGTTGATCTTATTTTCACAGATCCACCATATGGCATCGATGGTGATCAATTAGATGCTCATTATCATAGAGATGAATCTAACGTAGTTCCAGGTTATATCGATGTTCCTTTAAAAGAATATGCAAAATTTAGTAAAGAGTGGATCGACGAATGTGCTAGAATTTTACGTCCGGGTGGTAGCATTTATATTGTTAGCGGATATACCAATTTACATCATATTTTAAATGCTTTACACGACACTGATCTTGTAGAAATAAATCATATCATTGCCAAATATAGTTTTGGAGTTAGCACAAAGAATAAATTTGTATCAAGTCATTATCATGTTTTGTTTTGGCAAAAACCCGATAAAGGGAAACAAAAGAGGACATTTAATTCAAATTGGAAATATACTGATCAAAAAGATAGTTATCATGACAGATTAACTGTTCAAGATATGCCACGTGATTATAAGCCTGGTCAAGTTAAAAATAAAAATCAATTAAGTGAAGAATTCATTATGAAGTTTATTATGTACTCTAGCAATAGAGAAGATATTGTACTAGATTGTTTTGGTGGAGGTTTAACTACTGCTAGAACTGCCTTACGATATGGAAGAAAATTTGTGGGTTTTGAACTTAATAAAAATGCGTATGATACATTTCTTCCTACTTTAGATGATGTTGAAGTTCTTCCAGATCCTGTCCCAATTTCACCCAGTGCTGAAGAATTAGCAAAAAGGGAAAAAATGAGACAAGGATGGAAGAACGATAGAGTAAAAAGAAAACAAAAAAATACACTTAATTCAAAAAACTGGGACGTTTCTTAAACAGGATTTTTCTTAGGGCGACCACCTTTTTTCTTTGGAGCAATTACTTCAACCGCAGAATCAACTTCTGATATTGCTGTTTCTTTCTTTTTTCTAGGGGTTTTTTCTTTCTTTACTACTGGCTTCTTATCAACAGCCTTTTTAGCAGTTCTTTTTGCTTTAGGAGGTGGCGGAATTACTACCTCTTCTGGCTTAGAACCAAATAAACTTTTTAACCATCCAAACATATCTGTCTCCTTTGGTAGGAATATTTATTAAGGTAAATACGATATCCGCACAATAATAAATATAATAAATTGCTAAAAATGGTATTTGATTGGAGCCAAGATGGTTAAACAGATTATTAATATAGGTGTTGAAGGTAATGATGCTTCTGGTGATCCTATTAGAGAAGCATTTAATAAGGTAAATGAAAACTTCAACGAACTTTATGCTGTATTTGGTAAGGGTGGCCAAATATCAATAACTTCTTTATCTGATGGTCCAAGTCAAGTTCTTCCAGAATCAATATTAATTGCAAATGCAAATGCTAGTCAATATATTTCTAAAACCTTAGAAGGTGACGGAATTAGTATTGATAATACTGATCCAGAAATTTTAAAATTTACTGTAACAGCATCTAAACTTATTAGTGATAAAAATCCTATTCTTTCAAATCACTTAGATGCTTCTAATTTTGATATTTTTAGAGTAGGAAACCCGAATTCAACAGTAGCAGCACATTATGCAGTACCTTTAGACTCATTTGCAATTAATAAAGGATATGCAGATTCTAATTATGTAAATAACACCGGCGACACTATGACCGGTCCACTTATTGTTCCTGCAGGACAAACTGGAACAGGCGTTGCTAGAGCAAATGAAACTGTTTTAAAAACAGGCGGAACTAGTAATCAATTACAAGGTCCTCTTATACTTTTTGAAGATCCATTAGAAACAGACAATCCACTAACAGCAACAACTAAAAATTATGTCGATAGTTCAACATATTATAGTAAAATTAATTTATATGTTAATACAAAAGGAACAGATAATCAATTTATCTATCCAACAGACAAGCAAGGAAGATCCCCTTCATATGCTTTTGCATCTATTGGTGCTGCATGTAGATATGGCGAAACTTTAATTAATTCTGCTCCAGTAACAATTGGTCCATATAGAAAAAGAATTACCTATAATAATGGTGCAAACTTTTCTACCGTTGCTTCAATAACACAAACAAGCGGAAGTTATTATCTTTATATAACAAATGCTGGTCCTCAAACTGATCCTAGAAACGGAAACAATATTACCCCAGGACAATTAATACACGGTATACTAAGTGATGCCTATGCTTTTATTGTTAGCCTCGGCGCCGTGAGTGGAAATCAAGAATTATATATTGTTCAATATACTGGAACTAATACTTTCCAAGTTGGAGAAGGTTTAGAATGGGGCAATAGTATAAAGAACTTACAATTAACTGTATTAATCGAAGCCGGAGATTATTACGAACACTATCCTATACGTGTTCCAGAAAATACTACTATACTCGGCGATGAGATGAGACGTGTAGTTGTACATCCAAAATCTGGAAGAAGTGCTGGTTTTCATGTCGATACATATTTTAGAAGAGATACTACATTTGACTCTACTCTAACAATTGCCACACAAAATTATGGTCGTCATTATCTTACAGATTCTACAAAACCCTTATACACTGGAACAATTTCTAATCCCGGATACTACAATAATTCTGCATCATTAATTATTGCAAATAAAAATTTCTTAATTGCAGAGACTATTGGATATGTTAATCAAGTATGGAATGGGTTGGATTACAATCAAACCACATGTGCTAGAGATTTAGGATATATTATCGATGCTTTAGCATATGACATGGCGTTTGGAAGCAATTACCAATCTATTATGGCAGGAAAAGCATATTTTAGAGGATTAGAAGCAGCAGTCGTTTTAGGTGCAGAAAAAACAGCAACACTAGATTCTCTTACTTATTTGAGTGGGTTACTATCTAATCAAGTAATTGGTGCAAACTCAAAACTTAGCATCACAAATAATATTACAGTTATTAAAAATATTATTACAAATGGAATATCATCAACACCTACAATATCATGGACATCTCCATCTTGGATAGATACAGGATTTTCTAATGCTAGACAGATTCTTATAGATAATATTTCATTTATCCAGGCTGAAACTATTGCATATCTAACAGCAAATTACTCATCATTGAATTATAATTTAACAACATGTGAACGAGATATTCTTTATATTATTAATGCTATAGTATATGACTTAACATATGGTGGTAATAGCATGAGTATTCAAGCAGGATATGCTTATTATTCAGGCAACTCTTTAATCATAAATTCATCAGAAATAACTCCTATATATCAAACTTATGGATATATGGAAAATGTAATTGGAAGTATTATAAATGGAACAGCATTTACACCATTACAAACCAATGTGCAACGTTATGCTGACGTTCCTGGATCTCCTGCTGCTGCAACTGCCGCAGAAACTTTAGTTGAAGATATTAGAAATATTATTCAATCTAATTCTTCTCCAACAGTAATTAATCCTAGTGTTAATTTACAATCATCTGACATTGTAACTAATTTTAGTGCTATAGAATCTGTTAAAACTTCTACAATATCATCTGTAATATCTTATATTAATAGCAACTATTTCCTATATAATTCTACTTTATGTAAAAGAGATTTAGGATTAATAATCGATGCATTAACATACGATCTAATCAATGGTGGATATTATAAAATACTCGAAGCAGGAAATGCTTATTTTAAAGATGTTAGTGGATTAAGAGTTATTGATAATACTACAACTGTAGTTACTATAGGAGGTAATCCTGTCACTGAACTACAAATAACTGTTGCTGCTATGTCTTATCTCAGTGGACTTGCTGTAAGAATTATTCAAAATTTTGCACCTTTAACTGATTATCAAAATGCATATGGAAGTTCTGTTAGTCAAGTAATCGATAATTCAATAATATACGAAACTGGATCAGATACTGCTATTTCAGGATTGTTTACTTTTATAAATCATATTCTAAGCCAAGACTCGTCATTTAATCCTCCAAAAAATAATGAAGACATTGACGTATTCCTTATGAATAATGCCACTACCATGAGAAATATAAGTGGGCAAGGACATGGCGGATTTATGGTTGTATTAGATCCATTAGGACAAATTGCAACTAAATCACCTTATATAGAAAATTGTGCATCTTTTGCAAGAAGTATTAATGCTAAACATTTTGCTGGTGGTATGTTTATCGACGGCTTTGTTGGAAATTTAACAGCAACTATTGTATCTAGAATTAGCTCAACTCAAATTACTGTTAGTGGTTTAACTGTTAGAGCACCACAAACACCTTGCAGTTTCTATATTACAGGTGTAAGATTTGAAGTTGATACTGTTACTAATTACGACCCGATAGCAGGAACAGCAACAATTAATTTAGATCCATTAACCCCAGATACTTCTTCATATACAGGTTCGTCAAATAGTTTTCTTATTAGTACATTAGGAATAGAATTTATTTCTCCAGGAAATAATTCAATGTGTACATCTAACTTTACTCAAGTTAACGATTTAGGATATGGAGTTGCAGCAGTAAACTTAGGACTTGTTGAAGCAGTTAGTGTGTTTACATATTACGCTCAAGTTGGTTATTATGTAGATACTGGTGCTCAAATTAGATCAGCCAACGGTTCTTGCGGTTATGGTGCATTTGCGTTACAAGCAAACGGAGCAAGTCCACTTGAAGTACCGAACGCTGTAACAATTAGATACGATATGTCTATAGGAGCCTCAGTATATTCACCTGATGATTATTATTCAGCAATAACAGGTTCTAACGTTAGTGGATCAGGAATAAATGCCTCATTTAATGTTAGAGTAACAAGTACATCTTATATTGTGTATCTTAGTTCGGGTGGTACTAGTTATGCTAACGGAAATCAAATAACTCTTCTTGGAACATTATTTCAAGGTATAGCTGTTACTAATGATATTACTATTACTGTTACATCAGTTTCAAGTGGTTCTATAACTGGATTCACTTATTCAGGAACTGTACCAACAGGTGCACCTTTCAATACGTATCATAATAATGCTACAAGTCTTATATTCTATGTCGATAGTCTAACTACTGATTATATTCCAGTTAACGGATCAGAAGTAGAGATTATTCAAGGAACTGCTCCACAAAGAATTAGTAATCGATATACAATGAATAACGCCCAGGTAGTCACAGACACCGGAGTTCCAAGACCATACAATAAAACACTTTATAGAATAGTTTTGCAGAGCCTTGGATTAACTAGTACAGGTTATCAAGGATTACTTGCAGCGATTCCGGATGGAACAAAAGTTGTATTTAGACAAAACAATTCAGTTTGGTTACAAGGTATCAACAAGGATACTGCAACAAGACCTTCAACTGCTTTATTCTTATCACAAGATCCAACATACATTTATCGTGTTATTGCTATTTCAAACATTGCTGTTCACACAGGCACGTACGTTTGGTTGAATAATACTGTTACTGTTACTACTCCTGGTCACGGATTAATAGATGGGGAAACAATCTCCATTACTTTTTCTAACGGAAATCCAACCGACCCGCTAAGAGGATTATATAATATAACTTATATTTCAACTTCTCAATTTAGTATAAGTTCTCAAGTTCCTACAAATTTAGAAGTAGACGGAAACGTTTCATTCTCTACTAACATTAACGAAGGTCAAACAGCATTAAAAGAAGGATTTAGAGCAATCAATGCAAACCTTTATTATGATGCTTATGCCCAACCTTACCAACCACGTACAGTTATTGTTGTATCTCTTAACTCTTCAACTAACCTTATTACTTGCTATTCAACTGCTGCATTATCTCTTAATCAAGCAGTTGTTTTTACCGGAACAGTAGGTGGCATAACAGCAGGTACAACCTATTATGTAAAGAGTATACCAAGTACTACTACTTTCAGTATATCTACATCATCGGGTGGATCAACTTTATCATTAACTTCATTCTCAACAAGTACTCTTACTGCAACTGCTACTACTGCTACAACTAATTTAATAACTGTTTCAAGTACATCATTATTGTATAGCGGACAAATTATTAGATTTAGTGGCATTATGCAGGGAGGTTTAATCACTGATACACTTTATTATGTTCTACCAGGATTTACATCAACTCAGTTCCAAGTAAGTTTAACAAAAGGTGGTTCTGCTGTTACATTAACTACATCTGTATGTTCAATGACAATAACTCCAGATCCACTATATGGAACTACAGATATAAGTGGATCTAACTATTATACATGGGGTGTAACAGGAAGTTTAAGGGTTGCTATTAGAGATTTGTCTGACTATGATCGTACAAGATTAAATGCTGCTATTAGCATAGGAGAATATTATATATTTGCATGGAATGGTAAACCTCATAGCATTACAAATTATGTTCCAAGTACTTCAAGTTCAATAGGAATCGGCTATTTGGAATTCGATAATTTAACAGGTACTGGATTAGCTGCTCCTATTGGACTTTTAGAAGGTGGATTCAAAAATTCACCAACCATTAGAGCTAATTTACAAGGAAGTTCCGCTGGTAATATTACAATTAATATTTCAACCCTAAGAGCAACTAACCACGATATGTTATCAATCGGTACTGGTGGATATTCTACATCAAATTTCCCTAATATCATATACGGACAGCCAGATATTACAAAAAATCAAGCAGCAGAAGTTGTAGAATTAGGTAAAGGTCGTGTATTCTATGTAACTAGTGACCAAGATGGTAATTTCAGAGTTGGATCATTCTTCAGTGTTGACCAAGGTACTGGTACTGTAACGTTTGCATCATCGATAGCAATTTCAAACTTAGATGGTTTAGGATTTAAAAGAGGTGTTGCTGTCAGTGAATTCTCTGTAGACGATACTATGTTCGATAATGCTACTGACGAAGTTCCTGTACAACAGGCTATTCGCGGTTACATTGATCGTCGATTAGGACTAACTCATAACGGATCAATTGTTGTAGCATCAAACTTAATTCCTGGTATCAATTCAGGTTATATGAGTTTAGATGGAAGATTGGCGATGAAAGCCAATATGAATTTAAATGGTTATGCTATTAATAATCTTTTAGATCCAGTAAACGCTAGCGATGCTGCAACAAAAGAATATGTTGATTTATTCTTAAGAAGATCGGCTGGAACTAGAAGCAGTATAGATAATTTCCAGATGAGTACAAACACATACACTAGTACAACTGCAAATGTTACTAATCTAAATGGCACCGGTCCATATACTGCAACTATTACTGGACTTACTTCTTCAACAACTCTTCTACCTTCTAATATATTAGAACTCATTGTTATAGCCACTCCTGGTACAGGTAGTTTAGGATCTGGATATGTTACAGTTACATCAATAACTTCTGGAAATAGTATTAATGTATCTTCATCATTGCCAATGACTTCTGGTACTATCACTAACCTATATGTTCTAAGTGGCACAATTGATATGAATAATAATAATATTATCAATGTTGCTACTCCAGTTAATGCCAATGATGCTGTAAACAAATCATATGTAGATGTTGGTAAAACAATTCAAGGGCAAACTGGAGTAAATTTACCAACACCATTAGCAGGTAATGTTACTAATAATAGTTTATTTGTGTTTAATGGAACAGCGTTTACTTGGGGATCAATGACTGGAGACGTCAATGTATCGTTATCTGGAAATACATTAACAGCATCAATTCAACCAAGTAAAATTGTTAATTCAATGGTTAGTTCTTCTGCTGCTATTTCTCAATCTAAACTTAATTTATCATCATCAACAGCAGGAACTTCTGGCACAGCCGTTAGTGGTATATGTTCTTTTGATCAAACTTACTTTACATCTAATAGTGGATTTATAAGCCTTGCTGCTAATTCTATTACTTTATCAAGTTTGGGAGCAATTTCTTCTAATACAGTTATAGGAAATAATTCCGCATTACCTGCTAATCCAACTGCACTTTCGTTCTCAACTATTGTACAAAGTGGTGGTGGATTATATCAATCACAATTCACCAGTAACGGTGCATTAGTTAGAACAGGATCAAATACTTTTAGCACAGTCGCATACGGAACAACTACAGACTTTGGTACTCTTGTACAAAGAGATTCATCAAATGGTGGTTTTAGTGCTACAATTATTAACGCATCAACACAATTGAATATTGCAGGTAATAAAGTCTTCGATAATACAGGTTCTGCTCCTAATCAAATATTAGAAATGTTTACTCCACAAGGTAATCTTTCTATAGCAACTTCAACTTCAGGTGGAACAGTTACTGGAACATTATACGGTAATTGGACTCTTAATGGAACAAGTTTAACATTAGGAACAACTGGTACAAGCGGACTATTTAACGGTAATTGGTCCGGAACAGGTAACTGGACATTAGGTGGAACTAGTTCTACAGGAACACTTGCGGGAACTTGGGGTATAACTGGATCATGTACAATTAGTGGTACAACAACATTGTCTGCCGCTTCAATTGCATTAGGTAATTCTGCAGGAGGAACAACTGGTACTATTTACGGTGCATGGGCCCTAGGTACAGGTGCTACTTTAGAATCAACATATGCTGCTGATATTGCAGAGTATTATCAAGGTGATAAGACTTATGACGTTGGTACTGTTGTAATGATCGGTGGTGATTTTGATGTAACTCTTGCTAGTGGTTCTGGAACTACAAAAGTTGCAGGTGTTATTAGTAATAATGCTGCTTATATAATGAACGGTTCCTGCCCAGGTCTAAAAAATCTTGTAGCATTACAAGGTCGCGTACCATGTAAAGTTATTGGTAAAGTTGAAAAAGGTGATCTAATGGTAGTTGGTATTGTTCCAGGTGTTGCTATGGCATCTAGTGATCCAAAACCAGGTAGTATTATTGGTAAAGCCTTACAAAATTATGATTCAGATCATGTTGGTATGATTGAGATTATGGTTGGTAAACACTAATAAATATTATAAAGGTAAAAAATATGGCTCTACAAGTTATTAATTTAGGTAGTTTTGTAAACGACGGTACAGGAGATGACCTTCGTACGGCGTTTTCCAAAGTCAATGATAACTTTACAGAACTTGAATTACGAGGCGGACAAGCAAATACCATTTCAAACATAGGTACTGGCGTAGGATTATATAAAGAAAAAATTGGTGTTGACCTTAGATTAAAGTCTATAAAAGGTGGCACTGGTATTACAGTTGTATCTAATCCTAATGATGTAACTATTGAAGGTGTTTTAGCAAATGCTATTGTTACAGTTAACGGTGATGATGGAAGTATACATGCTACAATAAACAATCAAGCAATTAATGTTGTGGGCGGAAATGGTATAGGAACTCATGTTTCTGGAACAACGTTAACAATTAATGGATATACATTAGAAACAGATACAAATCCAAGATTAAATGCAAATTTACAACTTAACGGTCATAATATTGTAGGTGGTTCAGGAACCACAATTACCGCAACAAATTTTGTGGGCAATTTAACTGGTAATGTTACTGGTAATTTAACTGGGAATGTTACTGGTTTAGTAAATGGACTAGATATTAGAGAAGTTTATAACGGTTTTGATGGATTTGATTTTGGGTATATAACTCAGATTGTAAAAACTTTCCCTCAATTATACTTGACTACTAATTTAATTGATTTAGGGTCTTTTGTTAGTCCTTTAAGTATTACTATAGATGGGGGTACTATAATATAATTTCTAATGCGATAAATATTGCATAGGGATTATAAAATATGGCAAAACCACAGTGGACTTATCCTTCAAATACTAACTTAGCAACGATTAAGGAAAGAATACAGACTACAGTACCTATTCTCGTATTTGATAACGAAGATAGAAGTACAGTAGAAACTAAAAACTTCACCACAGAAGTTGATTCCACAATCTTGCCAATTTATAGCAATAGTTCTTTTTTCTGGGTTAAAAGCAAAGGACTTGCACAAACAGCCTGGATTGGAGAGCCTTCAGGATATAATAGATATACTCCTCTTGCACAAAATTATGTTTTTAAATTTCCTAGGGATCAAATCACAATTAACGGTGATCATACTACTGTTGTTCCAAGATTACATACTAATACACCTACAAATGGATTTTTTGGTGTAGCAATAGATGGTGTTCCATTTAAAAGTACTAATTCTGGAAAACAGATAGTAATGAATCAAAAAACATATACTGAAAATTCGTATATATACCCATTACAAGATTTTTTTACTGACGGGTCTGGTATTATTGGTCCCGACAGACAGTTTTATTATCAAACTGATCCACGTTTAATTTATACAAAAGATTCATCTAAACACAGTCCAATTATCGGATATGCTTTTGATGGTAATCCTATATATGGACCTTATGGTTATGTTGATCCATTGCCACATACTGTAACAGGACCTGATGGTAAACTTATAATCGAAGGAAATCCTGCTTTAAAGGTTATGGAATCTAGTTACAGAATAACAGAAGTTCAAAGATCTAACGGAACACTACCTGACGGAACTTATATTGAAGATTTTGTTTATGAAAACGGATTAGGAGACCTCGACGAACATAATGGTCGTTATTGTAAAACTCCAGAATATCCAGGTGGAACATATGCTTATTTTATAACTGTTGATCCTTACGATGTTACTTTACCAAGATATCCTTACATTATTGGTCCTACTTATTATCAAGAGCCATTAATACCTAATGGCAGTCTTCCTTTTCCTGGAGAAATAACTTTAGAAGTTATTTCAGGAACTATTCCTAGAGGAATGAGAATACAAGATTTAACAATTACTGGAGTTCCTTTTGAAGTTGACATTCTTGAAAAATATAGATTTGTTTTAAGAGCAATAAATGCTGACGGATTTTCTGATAGAACTTATTCTATAACTGTAGATGGTCCAACTATTCCTGCATGGGAAACACCAGCGGGAGACTTAGAAATAGGAGCCTCCGGCCAAAGATCAACATTAAATGTTCAATTGTTAAAGACCGAAGCAACTTCAGGATCTACTAGATTACAATTAGCTTCAGTTTTTGGTTTAAAAGTAGATAGTGTTGTTACTTGTGACAATTATCCTGGAGCTATATTAACAGATACCAAAATAATAAAAATAGATTATGTTAATAAGTTCATATATTTAGATAAACCTTTACAAAGTATAATACCAACCTTGTATTATCCTCCTAGTCCTTTATATAAATTTACCGTATACTCAGTTGGCAGTAATCTTGGTTTGCAAAATACTCTAGTAGTAAACTCAATTGATAATTTGTTAGTGGGAGATATTATTGTTGATTCTTCACTTACCAAATATCTCGCATTAGGTACTATTATTCAATCTATTGATTTTGAAGGTAAAATTCTTACACTCAGTAAACCACTACTGCAAACAATTCCGAATGGAACAAAATTCTTTGCAAGTCACCCTAATAATACAGAAATTAATTGCACTTATACTTTTTATCATACAAATTTGTTTGTTTTAGATAATCAATATGTTGATTATCAACTCAACGCCATTGATAGTGATACTGCTGCTGGTGCTACATTAACATATTCTATTCCTCCAAACGGTGGTACATTACCTTTAGGATTATCATTATCATCCGACGGTGTAATATCTGGTTTTACTTCGGCATTATTAGCTAACGAACAAGTAGAAGATAATGGAAATTATGATATGCAACTTTACGACAAGTATGCATACGATTACGGTGTTAGACCTTATAACGGCTTTGATAGTTTTCTATATGACACTACAATTTATGATTATTGGAATAATACAATAACTCCAAGAAAACTTAATCGATATTATGAATTTAAAGTTAGGATCACTGACAGTGCTAATGGTTTATATTCTGATAGAAAATTTCGAATATTTGTCATAGGAGATACTTATTTTAGAGCAGATACTACAGTATTACAAGTAGGTAATAGCATTTATACAACTGACGTTTCTGCTATACGTTCTCCTTACTGGCTCAGTCCATCATATTTAGGAAAGAGAAGAGCTAATAATTATATAACAACATTATTAGAAGTATTTGTATCACCAACATTATCGGGTGTTTTAGGATTTGTTTTAGACCCTGTTAACGACGATGGAACTCCTAGTATTCTTCCTCCGGGTATGCAACTAGATCAAATTGCAGGATACATCTATGGTGATGTTCCTTACCAACCGGCGGTAACTAAAACGTATAAATTTACTGTTAGAGCAATAAATTATGATCCTGCTAATCCAATCTATAGTCATGCTGCATTTACAACTCAAAATATTTCAGCTGGCCAATATACATTATATGTAGATTCTGTTTCAGATATTGAAATCAATAGTTTAATTACACAACCACCAGGAACATCATATATAACTCCAGGTTCTGTCATATCTGGAATTGATGTACATAATAAAACAATTACACTCAATACACCGATATTAACAACTATACCATCAGGAACAAGATTCTTATTCAGTTATCTTGCTAGTACGGCTAAAACCTTTACTATAGATATACTTGGTCAAGTTGACAGTACTATCCAATTTATTACTCCTGGAAATCTTGGAACTATACCTGCTAACTTTATTAGCCAATTATCAGTTGTAGCTAAAACAACTGTTCCAAATGCTGTATTAAATTATACATTAATGGGAGGAAGTTTACCACCTGGACTAACTTTAGTTAATGACGGTACTATACAAGGAAAAGTTAATCAATATGCTACAACAAGTAATCCCGGATTAACTAGTTTTGATGGCAACAAAACAACTTTTGACAAATTTAATACTACTATAGATCGAGACTATAAATTTATTGTTCTCGCACAAGATCAATTTAAACTTAGTGCAGTTACAAAAGTCTTTACTGTATCTATAACTACTCCTAATAATTTACTTTATAGTAATCTTTATGTGAAACCATTTTTAACTTCTACTAAAAGATCTGAGATTGCTTCATTTTTTAGTAACACAAGTATTTTTGATCTAAGTATGATTTATAGATCAAGCGATCCCGAGTTTGGTATACAATCACAATTAAAGATGCTCTTATATGCAGGTATTCAGACAAAAGATGCTGCCGAATATGCTGCTGCTTTAAATCGAAGTTCTAAAAAAAGATATCGTTTTGGAAGTGTTAAAAAAGCAATAGGAAAAACTCCAGGAACTAACAATATTGTATATGAAGTCATTTATGTGGAAATTCTCGATGATTTAGAAAATAGTAA